GCTAGTGAACTTAAAGTAGATAAATTTACAGGTGTAACCACAGCAGGTTCTATACTTGTTACAGGTGAAGGCAATAGTACAACAACTAATCTGCAACAAGGATTGTGTAAACAATGGTGTCACTATGATGGTGCAGGAACTCCAACAATAGCTGATAGTTTTAATGTTGCTAGTATAGCCGATAATGGAACAGGAAATCACACACAAAACACTACTAATAATTTTGCAAATGCAAACTTTGCAGTAACTGCTATGCCACGTGATGAAAATACAATTTGCACTATACAGGAATTTGATATCACAAATGTAAGAACAACATCTACAGTTTTTACTTCTGCTATAGGAACAGCAGGTAATGGAGCTGCACATGATGTTGATGGTAGAAGTGTTATAGTACATGGAGACCTCGCATAATGGCTAGTATATTAAGAGTAAACACATTAACAGATGCAAGTAGTAATAATTCAGTGCCAATGGCTACTGTTAGTCAGGGAACAGCAAAGGCTTGGACTCACTTTCAAGGAACGTCAACTGCTGCATTAATTAATTCATTTAATATGGCAAGTCTTACTGACACAGCAGCAGGTAGATTTACTTTAAACTTCACAAGTAATTTTGGAGATGCTAGTTACGCAGGTTCTATGATGACAGGAAATGATGGCACTACTTCAGTAGGAAGGTCACAAATGATTGATGCTACTCCTACCACAAGTGCTTTTGCCATAAGAGCTGTAAGTAGTAATGGTGATGCAGATTCTTTAACAGATGACACCAATATGCTTGCAACATTACACGGAGACTCAGCATGACCAAAGCAGCAGAATTAGCAAAGATGGGTGAAGTCCTAACCAATAGTCAGATTGGTGGGCGAAGGAATATTGTTATCAATGGTGCAATGCAAGTGGCACAGAGAAGTGCAAGTGTTACTGGATTAGGTGCGGCAACTGGTTATTTTACTTGTGATAGGTGGCAGATGGCAGAAAATGATGCGTCTGCTGGTAGATTTACAATGTCACAAACTGCTGATGGTCCTAATGGTGTTTCTGCTAACTGTCTAAAATTAGATTGTACTACAGCAGATACATCTATTGCAGCAGGTGAGGTACTTCAGATTCTGCAAAAATTTGAAGGGCAGGATTTACAAAGCATTGGTAAAGGTACAACTGGTGCAAAAGAAATAACAGTTAGCTTTTATGTTAAGGCTAGTGCTGCATTTGATTTTGTATGTGAATTATATGATTTAGATAACGGCAGACAAATATCTAAGTTATTTTCTACTACAACAGGTTGGGTAAGACATGAATTTACATTTCCTGCTGACGTTGATGATGGGTCTAGTCCATTTGATGATGATAATGCTGCAAGTTTGCAATTAAGTTTTTGGCTTCATGGTGGTTCAACTTTTACAAGTGGCACATTAAACACAGCATCATGGGCTAACGCTACAAACGCCAATCGTGCAGCAGGAATAGATAGCTTTTTTAGTAGTACAGACAACAATTTCTTTATTACTGGAGTCCAACTAGAAGTAGGCTCTCAAGCCACACCATTTGAGCATAGGTCATTTGGGGAAGAACTAGCTTTGTGTCAGAGGTATCATTATAGAGCAGGTAAAGCTGAAAGTGCATTTACAAACTTTGGGCAAGGGTGGGCAGTTTCTGCTACGGCAGCATCTATACAAGTTCCTTTACCAGTAGAAATGAGGTCAGAGCCTTCTGTTTCAACAAACGATGTCCAAATATCGGATGATGTAAATGCTGCTATAGATTGTACTGTTGTCAATGTTAATGTTGCTACAGGAACTAGGCAGTTAGCTGTTTTAGAGGCTTCTGTTGCGTCAGGTGCTACACAGTATAGAAGTTATGCTTTAAGAGGTTCAAATAATACAGCATCTCATGTTTCTCTTAGTGCAGAATTGTAGGAGGTTAGTATGAGTATAGAATCAGCACAATATGTTAAAAGTAAAATAACAAATCCTAATAATGAAAACACAAGTATAAAAGCAGTAATAGGTGGAGAAACATGGTCTGTACCACTAGACCCTGCCAACACAGACTACCAAGCAATCCAAGAATGGGTAGCTGAAGGCAACACAATAGAGGAAGCTGATTGATGTTAGGTGCTTCTACATTTGCTGAACATGCGATAGCAAATCAAGGAGTTCTATTCTTTGGTGTATCAGAACAAAGTGGTATATCATCAAGTGCTAATGCAGGTGTAGGAATTATGTCTGGTGTTGCCACAATGGATGGCAACTTTACAAAAACATCTGCGGGTATACTTATAACAGGTGGTGCAAACTCAGACATGAGTTTTAGTGGATTGCAAAGTGAGTCAACAGCTTTCCTAGTTAATATAGGTGTGTCTAGTATGGAATCAGCATTTACAGAAACATCAAATGGTATTATGATAGGGTCAGGTGTTGCAACAAAAGATTTTAATGTAACTCAAACATCTGTAGGTAATTTATTGTATGTAGAAGTAAATGCAGGTGCCACGGAAGAAAGTTATACAACTATTACACCTAGTGGTACAGAGACTTATACGCAAATAACTCCGTCTGGTACTGAAACGTGGACAGAAATAGAGGTTTAATATGGCAAGTACATATACAGCAAACACAGGAATAGAAAAAATAGGATCTGGCGAACAAGCAGGAACCTGGGGAACGACCACCAACACAAACTTCGACATCATAGATGATGCCTTAAACGGCGTTCTTAGTTTAACTATATCTGGAAATACAACATTAACCTCCAGTGATGGGACCGCGTCTAACGGCCACCACAAAATATTGTTATTAGCAGGTACACCTTCTGGCGCATTTAACTTAACGATAGACCCTAATGATCAACAAAAATATTATTTTATAAATAATGGTACAGGTCAGACAGCTACCGTTTTACAAGGTGGCGGTTCAGGAACTACCGTTACAATAGCTACAGGAACTTCAGCTATTGTATATGCAGACGGCGCAGGTTCCAATGCCAATGTCGGCACTATATCCACGGATGTTTTAGGCGATACTTCTCCACAATTAGGTGGCAACTTAGATACTAATGGTAAGAACATAAACTTTGGTGATTCAGCATCAGCAGGTAGTGACGATACGCTTCAGTTTGGTGCTTCTCAAGATTTAAAAATATATCATCATGCAACTAATGGTTCTTTTATAGTTGATAGTGGAACAGGGTATTTATTTATACAAGGTGGTGCACAGATAAGGTTGCAAAATACTAATGGTGAAGAATACATAATTTGTGAGGGTGATGGTGCAGTAACACTTTATCACAACAATAGTGCTAAAATTGCAACATCAGCTACTGGTGTAACGGTTACGGGAAGCATAGCCAATGCTTCTGGAGACATGACAATAGATGTTGCAGGTGATCTTACATTAGACGCAGATGGTGGTGATATTAAATTACAAGATGGTGGTGTGGAGTTTGGTAGACTATCAAGTTCTAGTAATGATTTTGTAATTTTTGCACCTACACAAGACAAAGACGTTATTGTTAAAGGTAATGATGGCGGATCTACAATTACAGCATTAACAATAGATATGTCTGCTGCAGGAGCAGCAACATTTAATAATGATGTAACTGCTTTTTCTGATAGACGATTAAAGACAGATATAGAACCAATAACAAATGCTTTGTCAAAAGTTATGAGGATGCAAGGTGTTCACTACAAAAGAAATGATATTGAAAATGCCAAAGAACAAATTGGCGTTATAGCACAAGATATGGAAACCATTGTACCAGAGGTTGTATTGACAGCTGATGATGAAATGCAAACCAAGTCTGTTGATTACGGCAAATTATGTGCTGTGCTTATAGAAAGTATAAAAGAATTAAAAGCAGAAATCGATGAATTAAAGAAGAAATAATCATGGCGTTAGCGGGATCAGGAGCAATAAGTTTTGCCAACATAAGGGATGAATTTAGTCCTGGGAGCAACACCTCGGTTTCTCTTAGTGATTATTATCGTCAAGGCAGTAAGATTAGAGCCAAGGCGGGAGACAATAACGCAACTCATTTAGCCTCTGNTGTGCCAACAAGTGGTGCTTTAGCTCTTAGTGATTATTACGGAACGGGAATCGGTTTTCAATTTACAATAAGTTCTGATGCTACAAATCAAAACCTATCAACTATCTTTGGTGATGATTACGATCTTGACTATCCTAAACTTGTTGTTATCAATTCTGGTGTCACAGTCGGTGGTACAAGTACAAGCACTCCAGCTATCAATGTTCCCTCTGGTGGAGCAGGCACAATTACTATAACCAATGGTGGTAATATATATGGTAAAGGTGGAGCGGCAGGTGCCGTAGGTGGTGATGCGATTGTTGCTGCAACTGCTTGTAATGTTGTCAATAACGGAAACATCAAATCTGGTGGTGGAGGTGGAGGTAATGGTGGTGCTGGTGGAGCAGGTACGACTTCTGTTAATTCAGCATTAAATAATTTTGTAGATGAAGGTGGTGCTCCTTATGGTAGTGGTAACGCACCCGCAAATGACGCACCTTCTTGGTTTAGTGCATATAGTCCTGCTTTAAATGGTGCAGGTGTGGTAGGAGATAGAAAATGGGGAGGAGTAAATAATTCTAATCCTCAATCTGGATCTGTAAACACAACATGGGGATGGCATACATCATCTAGTAATTTTAATGGAGTTCTCGCAAATAGAGGTCCTTTCTATTGTTCTTTTCAACTAGGAACAACTGGTACTTATACTATGACAGGTAGTATAAATAATGGTACTTATGGTAGTGGATATGGAAGTGTTTTAATAAATTTAAGCACTAGTAACACTTCCAAAAGCCAAGGACAAGGTGGTGGTGACTACACTTCTGGTCAAACAGCAAACTTAGATGCAGATACAACATATTATTTTCTTGCTAACTTAACCACTTCGGGTAATAGAAATTTATACTACAATACTTTTTCAGTTAATTTTAATCTTACTACTAATAGTGTTACATCTGGCGGATCGGCTGGATCTGGTGGTGCAGGTGCTAGTTACAATGCTTCGGCAGGGAATGGAAGTTCTGGTGGATCTGGTGGCACAAATGCGGGATCTGGTGGTGCAGGCGGTAATGGTGGTGCACTAGGTGTAGCTGGATCAAACGGTACTGCTGGTGGTAATGGCAGTGGTACAGGTGTTTCTTTTCCATCAACGGCTCCAGTTAACGGCTCTTCTGGATCATCTGGTGGTGCAGCAGGGAAGTATATTAATGGTCAAAGTAATGTTACACTAACAAACAACGGAACAGTAGCAGGAAACATAGCATAATGCCTTTAACAAAGTTAAAATTTAAACCTGGAATTATATCAGACATTACATCTTACAGTAATGAAGGTGGTTTTGTTGATGGTGATAAAGTAAGATTTAGATTTGGTTTTCCAGAAAAGTTTGGTGGTTGGTCTAAATATACAACTAGTACATATGAAGGAACGGCTAGACGATTACATAATTGGGTGTCTCTTGATGGCTCTGATTTCTTAGGTCTAGGGACAGAACTTAAATACTATATAGAAGAAGGTCAGACATTTAATGACATAACTCCAATCAGAAATACTACAAGTGCTGGAGATGTTACGTTTGCAGCAACAAATGGATCAGCTACAATAACAGTTACCGATCCCGCTCATGGTGCAAATGAAAATGACTTTGTTACATTCTCTGGTGCNGCNTCATTAGGTGGTAATATAACTGCTACAGTATTAAATGCAGAATATAAAATTGTANCCTTAATAAGTTCTAACTCATACACAATAACNGCTACAGCTACAGCTAACGGATCAGATACTGGTAATGGCGGATCCAGTGTTGTTGGAACTTATCAGTTAAACACGGGTCTTAACACAACTGTTGGTGGAACTGGTTGGGGTGCTGGACAATGGAGTGGTACAACATCTGGTGCCTTATCAACACAACTTAATGAAGCGTTAGATAATAGTGAGACTGCCGTTGATGTAGATGATGAAACGGGTATGAATACAGCAAACGATGTCATACTTGTAGACAACGAACTTATGCTTGTATCGGCAACCACGGATGATAATACAATGACCGTAGCTCGTGGACATAGTGGCACAGCAGCAGCGACTCATGCAGACAATACATTAGTCAGATTAGCCGTGGGTAATGTTCTAGCCACAGATGACTTTGTTGGTTGGGGTAGTGCAGCATCGATCACGGTGCCCGGTGCACAGATTAGATTATGGTCACACGATAACTTTGGAGAAGATCTAATACTTAATCCAAGAGATGGTGGTTTGTTTTATTGGGATAGAACCAATGGTCTTGGAACACGAGCCGTGGAACTAAGTACAACATCTGGTACAAAGAC